CAGGAACCTTGGCGTAACCTTCCAACGCACGCGCCTCGTCGGGCGCCAGGATGCCGCCTTGCACCGCGCGCGCGAGGCCCTCGATCCGGTCCTTAAAGGCCGAGCGCAAGAGCGCCGCGGTATCAAACTCGACGTATTCGTAAGGTTGGCCGTCGAGCTTGAACAATAGGCCGATCGCTTCCTCGATATGGTTGAGGCAAAAGCCCAAGCCCGAGGCGATCCAGGATTGCATAAGAATTTCGGTCGAGTTGACCGGGCCGCCGGCGAGCCCGAGAATTTGCAACGGAATGCGAAACGCAAGCGCGATATTCTCGTTGCTCAATTTGAGAATTTCCGCGGTCGCCGCGTCCTTGCCGGCGATTGCCCAAGGTTGAACCTTGAGGCCGGCGGTCAATATCGGCGTGCCGCCCTGGTTCATGCCGCGCGCTTGCTCGTTCCAACGATCGCGCAACGCCGTAACCTGGTCCTTGTCGAGCACCAGGTCGGTCGAAAGCACGGCCGAGGGCCGCGCCTCATTGCGATAGAACGAGGTTTGTTGCCTGGCGATCGCCGCGGTAACGGCGATATCGGAATAGGCGGCGACCAGCGGCGAGACGCCGAGGAGCGGCGTCGGAAACCGCACGCGCTCGGTGTGCAAACGAATGTGCAGGACGTCGCGCGCGGGGACGATCAGGTCTTGCGGGCTATTGAGCCGCATCGCCATGACGTCATTACCGTTGAGCGTATAGAATATTTCGCCGTTATAGGCGACGCGCGGATAGCACAAGTCGGGATTCATCAAGTGTAATTCGGACACCTCAAAGCGATCGTTACGCAATGCCAACGCATAGGCGTTGCCGGTCAAGTAAAGCCCGCGCGTCGCGTTGAGGAGAAAATCGGAAATGCTTTGGTAGTCGTTCGGATGCCGCAACAAACGCGACAAGGCGCTCGTTTCTACCCGCTCGCGCCCGCCGTCGTCGTTTGTAATCCAGTGGTCGCCGGGACACATGGCGACCGTTTGCGCGTAGGCCGAAACGCACGCCTCGACCATCGCCGATTGTCCGCCGGTGACCGGCGTATAGCCCAATTGCCACCAATTATCCGGCGCGCCGTCGGGGAGCCATCCGCCGGTGACCGGCAAGTAATACGGGCCGGGACGGTAATCGCCCTCGGCTTTACCAATGACCCGGCCCGCAACGCGGTTGAGAAACCCGCGGACGGTCATGCTTTGGCCGTTGCGGTCCTGGTTTGATAGCCGGCCGGCTTGTCGGCCGCCATTTGCTTGTCTTTGGCTTGCGGTGCGTTCGGATCGGGACCGCTCCCGTCGTCCTCGTGCTCGGTGACGGGGATGCCCGAGGCGGCGAGGTCGTTTTCCTCTTGCGTCGGCGTCGGCGTCGTTGCGGCCGCCGCCTTTTCGCGTTCCTTGCTCGCTTTCTCGCGCGCGGCCTTGTCGTCGGCGAGTTTGGTTTTCGCCGCCTTTGTTTGCTCGGTGTCGGTCATTGGCTTGCCTTTCTGTTGCAAAAGAGAGACGGAAATTATGCGGGCCGGAAATTATCCGGCCCGCTCTTTTTCCGGTGTTACCAAGTAACGCCCGCCATCCAAGCAACCGTTCCGGTGCGGCGGATCGTCCAATTGATCGGCATGATTAGCCGCAATGCGAGCATGTCGGTTTGAAACATGCTCTTAGCCGGATAGGCGACGACCGCCGGCGAGCCCGCCGTCGAAATGTCGCTCGGGCTTGTGTCCTCCATGTGGAGTGTCGCGGTATCCGAAACCTCCAGGCGCGGCCCGTCGCCGGTGACGCTCACAAAGTCGGCGGCGTCGACGGCGATCACGGTCCCGAGCGGAACGGTCCCGGAATCGATGATCGGCCAACCGCCCAAGCTCCCGCGACTGATTTCGTCGCGGAACGGGAACACGCCGGCGCCAGGTGCGGCGACGAGGCCCGCGCTATTCACTTGTTGCGGATTCATGAGCCAAACCGGATTCCGCACGTTGCCGAGCGTGCCGGTGAGCAAGGCGCCCGAGAGTGCCTTGATATCGCCGGTTAACGCCGCAAAGCCGCCGCCGGCGGTTGGCGTCAAGCCCGAGACGCCGTTGAGGATGCCGGCCGGCCGGATCGCTGTCGCCGCGTTGGCGTCAATCAAGACGCTATCGAGCGCGATTGCCGTATCGGTTTGGATCGCGTCGCGGAGTAAGCCCTCGATCGCCGGGATCGAATGCTCGTCGATCTCGCGCGTCCAGGTGGTGATAACCGCCATTTTTTTCGGCGTGAGGCTTTGCGAGGTGAAAGCGCCCTGGCGTACCGGGATCGGCAAGCCCTCGCCGACGAATGAGCCGGCGATCGTCGGCGTGCGCGACCTGGTCGGAATAATGACCTTGCCGTTGCGGCCGAACGTGAGCGATAGGCCCATTGCCGAAAAGCGCGGATAGATCGCTTTCGGGTAGAGCGTCGCCATGAAATCAACGACGATTTGTTGCACGAGCTCGGCGGCCCATCCGACGACCGTCGTCATGGCGGCGGCGCTCGCCGCCTTCATTTGCCATTCAAGCACGGCCTTGGTCGCCTCGTCGTCGCCGTAAACCATGCGACGAATCTCGTCGACCGACTTGCGTTCGCGGTGCGCGACGACCTGCAAAGCGCCGACCCGACAAAGCAAGTCGAGCGGCGAAACCTTTTTCGCCGCAAGGCTAAACGGGCGCGCCGTCGAGATCGCGGTCGAGCCGTTGGCCTTGGCGGCATGGGCCGGGATCACCGCGCGGCCGCCGTCGTCGGATTGCGCGCCGAGGTTTTTCTCGGAATCGCGCAAGGTCGCGAGGAGCTTTTGCTCGTGCGCGATTTCGGCGTTGGCTTTGCCGACCGTTTCCATATCGGAGTCGGTATAGTTGCCGTCGCCTTTGCCGTCGTGGAAAGCGCCGAGCTCGTCCTTTTTCGCGAGCAACCGCTTTTCCGCGTCGATAATATTTTGAGCAAGCGTTGTCATGGGTTTTGACTTTCGTGTGAGCGAGGTTTCGGCTTGCTTGCCGTTACGGCGATCCGCGCGCGCGGTGTTTTGTATGCCGTGCTTGGCAAACACCATCCGCAACGTGTCGTCGGAGACTTTCAGAGACTTAGCGACGGCGAGCGCGTTCGGGTTAGCCGGGACGCTAACGAGCGAACACTCGACGAGCTCTTGCTTGAGATACTTGAACGGGCCGAAAAACCGATCGGCCTTTTCGTCCATTGGTTGCTTTTCGATCGGCGCAAAGCCGACGCTAACGGCCTTGAGGATGCCGGCCTCGATCAGATTGCGGAGCTCGTCGATCCGCGCGCTCGTGCCCGCCGGCGCGAGCTCAAGGTTGCCGCGCAACGCGCCTTTTTCGACATGCAACTCTTTCCATTTGCCGATCGGGAAATCGCTCCGGTGACCGAAAAGCGCGATCGGGTTTTTCTTGAAATTTTCCAATTGCCAGCCGGCGGCGGCGATGATCTCGCCCATGCGGTCGGGCGTCTCGTCGGATAAGACAAAATCGAGGCCGTCGGCCTTGGCGGCAATCGTCTTGCGGACGAGCGCGCCGCGCCCGCCGGCCTTTTCGTCTTGGGCGTCGTCCCAAACCGTTTGACAGGCATCCTCGTCGTTGTCGTCGGTGCAACGGTCCATAAAATCCATATAATTTTCGTCGTCGTCCGGTGGTTCAATGTCGGCCATAGGTTTCGACTCCTAACAACAATTGCCGTAACCGGAAAACCAAACGCCGAGGATGATCGCCGCGCTAACGACGAGCACGAGCAGGATCAATCCGGCGTCGCTGGTCGGAATCATTTCGGCGTCGCGCGACACTCACTCCGGTAAATCGCCGGCACCAAATAATTGCCGATCGGGTGCGAGGTGAACCCTGGATCGTTCGGGCCGGTCGCCACCGCAACCGCCGGATCGCATGACGTTCGCCGGATCAGGTCAAAGGCGACCGCGATCGGCGGCACGATCACAAGCGGCGCCGCCGCCGGTTGCGTTGCGACGACGGGCGGCCGCTTGTGGATCACGACATGCGTGCGCGCGCGCGCGTGCGCGGGCATGAGCACGATCGACGCGCCGACGATGGCGGCGAGCGTTTTCATGGGGTTTCGATCGCAATGGCAAACTTGCAATCGACCTCTTGCGCGACCGGGTGCATTCGCGTCCCCGAGCGGAATTTTATAAACGCGATCGAGCGCGTCCAGATTTCGGAGACAATGACCGCGGTGTCGGGCTCGGGCGCAATGGTGATTTCCTGGCCGTCGCTACTGTAAAGGTCGTTATAGAAATTGCCGTCGGTCGAAACCTGGAACGTCAAATTTGCGTCGGTGAACTCTTGCGGCACGGTGATCCGTATGATCGTTCCGGCCGAGCAATCGACGCCGTCGGAAAGCGATTCATCCTTGAGGATGGTTGGACCGTCAACGATCGCGAGTGGCATAGTGGACTCCGTGGTTGTCAGGAATTGATGCTTGCGCCGCGGTTGTGGCGCTTTGCCTTTGGGTGGGAAAGGGAAGCGGGACCGCGACGCAAGCAATAGCGAGTCAGGTCCGGCCCGCTATCGGTTTGCGGCGGCGCAAGAACAAGCCAAAGCCGGCAAGGCCGGATGCAAATAACCAGGCGGCGCCGGGGATCGGCGTTTCGGCCGCGGCCAGCGTCGGCACGATATAGAAGCTTTCCGCGCCGTCGGACGCGCCCGACCATGACGCATGAAACAGCAAGAGGTCGCCGGCGCTCACGTTGGAAAGGTCAAAGCCGGTAATCAGATAGTCGCCCTTGCCGTTGCCGTTGTTGATATCGGGCAACGCGATCGGGCCGTCGATATCAAAGATCACGCGTTGGCCGGCGGGAAGCGACAGGTCGATCAATTGAAATTGCTCAAGCGTCTCGCCGTTATGCGCGGTATTGACGTCGATCGCGACGCCAAATTTGAGCGAGACGTCGCCGGCACCTTGCAAGAAAGCGTCGAGCAACGCGCCGCTATACGGCAACGCATTGGCTTCCAGGTTGCCGAGCAACGGGCCGCCGCCGAGAATGTCGGTCGAGAAAGTATTAAAGCTCGTATCGCTGCCGGTATTGGAAAAATTATTGTAACCGAAATTCGCCGGTTGCCCCGGTGCCGTCGTGCCACAAATGATGCACGGGTTACTCAACGATTGCGGGACCGGGTTTGGCAACGCCCCGATCGTGAGATTGTTGACGGTATCGGCGCGCGCGGGATGAGCGACGAGCAAGAGCGCGGCGCCGAGCATTGCAGCAAGATATTTCATAGTGACTCCTTGTTTGGTTCAACCGATAAGCGATTCAAAATCAACGACCTTTCGGAGCCGCTCGCGCGAGCGCAAGCCCATGAGCATTGCGAGCGCGACGGCGCCGTCGATCCGAAAGCGAGATTTGTCCTTGTCGAGCTTGCGGCCGCCGGCCGGGTCCATGACCGCGATCGCGTTCGCCATATTCCAATTGAGGCATGGGTTATTTGGATGGACGAGCTTGCCGTCGACGACCGCGGACTCGAGCGCGTCGATCGCCGGCGCCATGTCCTTAAAACCTTGGCCCCAGGGGACCAGGCGCAAGCCGTCGCGCGGTAATTCCTTGGTCGGCTTGCCGGGCTCGTCCTCGCCGGCGGCCTTGTAGGCTTTGAAACCGATCCGATCAAACTCGCGCAACAAATCCTCGATCCGCCAACGATCGTACGCGAGCGCGGCGACGTTATAGCGCCCGCTCAATTCGGCGATCGTTTTGGCGATCGCTTCCTTGTCGATTGATTTGCCCGCCGTGGTTGCGATGTGTCCCGCGTCGGCCCATTGGACATAGCGGAGGTTGCCCGATCCAAAGTCGCGGAAACTTTGCTCGGCGAGCGGCTCGGCCGGTTTCCAGAAAAACGGTTGAACGCGAGCGACGTCATCCGCCGAGCCCATAAGCAAGGCCGACAGGTCGAGCGTGTTTGAAAGGTCCAACGCAAGGTAAACCGTCTCCCCTGGCGTAAACTTTGCCTCGCCGGCGCAAGCCATCCATTCCGCCCGGCTTATCAGGATCGAGGCCGGTGAAACGCGTTGGTTGAGCAAAAGGTTTCTAACCTTGGGCTCCTCGGCCGGCATCCGGCTCGCCTTGAGCACCGCGGCGGCCAGGTCGTCGCGATCGCGGAACAGCCCGAGCGCGGGATTAGCCTTTTTCCATTGCCGCCGATCGCCGAGCTCGCAGTTTTCGTCGGCGGCGTGCAATTGGCAAACGATGGTCGGGTCGACGCCGCTAAGCCCATCGTCGATCAATTGGCTCAAGATATGCTCGGGATCGTTGGATTGCGTCGACAGCGTAATAAATAGCGGCTCGTGACAGGCGCCGAACGAGGTATCGAGGACGTCGTAGAGGTCGCGGTTTTTGGCTTGCGCGAGCTCGTCGTAAATTACCAGGCTCGGCAAAAATCCGTGCTTGGTGCCGGCCTCGGAACTAACCGCGCGATAAACCGAGCCGGTCGAGCGCCCGATCATGGTTTTTGTCGACGGCACGATATCGACCGCAAGCAAAAGCTCGGGCTCGGCCTCGACGATTTGCTTGGCAAACTTGAATATTATGCTCGCCTGGTCGCGATCGTTGGCGGCCGAGTAAATTTCGCCGTTCGGTATGCGCTCGGGACCGACCAAATGCGCGAGCGCGATGCACGCGATCAACGCCGTCTTGCCGTTCTTGCGCGCCATTGACAGGATCGCGCGCCGTACCACGCGGCGGCCATCCGGCAAGCTCGGCTCGTAAATGTCGCGAATAAATTTCTTTTGCCAGGCTTGCAGCTTGAACGGCTTACCCTGCCCGTTGCCGCTCGGGACCGTCAATTTTTCAATGAACGCGATAACCTTGCGGGCGCGTTCCTTCCCGGCCGCGGTCCGCGAAACCCTGGCGAGCATGATCTAGCTTGCGACGAGGCCGTTAAACTTGCCGGGCGCCTTGTTCGGCCCGATTGCAAGCTTCATGCGCGCGACCGGCGTCATGCCCAATTGCATCGCGAATTTGAGCATGTCGTTGGCCGCCTCGTGCGCGGTGCGAACGAGCGGGTTTTGCACGAGGTTGCCTTTTTCGTTGCGCGTGACCAGGCCGGCAAATTTGTGATCGTGCTCGGCCATCGCCGCAATGCCGCGCTCGGCCGCGATCCAACGCCCGTACGCCGTGCAATAGGACGTAAAGGTCGTGAGGTCGCAAATGGTGAGGAGCTTGAGCCGGTAAAGCTCGGGCGCGGTCCGCCGCCATTCCGTCTTTGCATCCTCGCAAAGATTATCCGGCACCTCGGGGACATGTGCCGGCATGATCGGCTCGGGCTCGGGCAGGATACGCCGTTGCCCTGGATTGCCGCGCAACAATTTCAATTTTGTCGGCACCGTCATGCGAAAGCCGCCAATGCGCCCACGCGGATCGGTCCAGGGATCGGCATACCGAGGAGCAACGCGATTATGAGATACAACGCGATCAAGGCGACGATAATCATAAACACCCGCTGAATTTGTTGCGGGATCGCAAAGCCGAGCCAGCTTGCGAACCAAACGATAACGAGGCCGATAAGGACCAGGATCGCGATATAGATGGCAATATTGATAATGCCGAGCAAAGCGCCGGTGAGACTCATGGTTTCCTCCCTCAAGGTTTTCCGCCAGGTCAACGGCCGCGACCGCTCAACGATCGCCGGCGACCGCGGCGCGATTTCTCGCGTCGTTTCAGCCACTTCCAAAAAACGCAGCGTAAAAAATGGAAC